CCTATTATAATCTAAAACAAGCGAATCGTGAATACAAAAAGCAATCTTTGTCTTTTTTCCTTTAAGTTTCTTGTGAACCTCAATCATTCTTCGCAAGAAAAGGTCTGACGAAGTTGATTGGATAATGTAGTTTAGTGCCTTGTCTGCTGGTGCTTCTATCTTGCGACCGAAAGGCGTATGAACGTGTGTGCCATTGTAATGCTTGGCAATTACTTCATCTCTTTTAAATAGTTCTTCAAGTTTTTTGTTGGATGCTTTTGGATTGTATAACCAAGCAAAAACAGCCTTTTTCGTTTCTTCCCTAGTCTTTTGCCCCTTAAAGACGTTTTCATTAATCCAGGTATGAATGTCTTCTTTTGGTTGAGAAATGCCTGCAAGGGCTAAAAACACCCTTATCTCGGCTGCGTTAAAGTCTAGTTCGATAAAGTCATCGTTATTAGGATGGATTACTTGACGATGGTCTTTGTCAAGGGTAAGAATAGGGAAGCTATTTCTTTTTGTGGTGAGACGCCCTGTGATTGTTCCAAAGATATCATAGTTAATATAAGGTTGAAGATGCTTTAACTTTCGAGCGAAGTTGCGGGTCTTATAAGCAGACATTCGGTCTTCTAAACCATAGGGAACAATGTTAAGTTTCTGTGTTTTTATTTCTTCAAGGATTTTGGTGAGATTATAGAGAAAGTCATAGTTGCATGGCTTTTCATAGTTTTCAAAGACGTGTTCTGAAATTTTGTCTTTAAAAAAGCAAAGTTCTTTGAAATATCTGTCGGGTATAAGCAGGTCTCGGCAAACGTCCCTAGTTTCAATCTTGGCTTGCTTGAATGCAGTATTGAATGCGGCGAACTTCTTTAATAGGGCGCTCCACTCTTCTTTTAGATCCTGGGGACAAAGGTCGTTTAGACTCTTGCCGTTCGCATAAAGAAAAGCGCACTCTACATCAACATCGCCAATGGAAGGCGACCATCGCCAAGTTTTGGTAAGGTTGTCGAACGAAGGGTCACGCACAATCTTGCCGTTAAGGCATACAGATACGCACTCCTCTTTATCATCTAATACTTGAAATAGCATTTATCCTCTTAATAATTATTTTGATTGTGCTCGTTGAGGAATTCATTTTTCTTTTCTTCATAAATCACACCTTGAACATTAAGGGGACCGTAATTAAAATACTTCCTTCTCTCTGTCGGTATTGCTAATTTATCAAGTTTAAGAAATTTCTTTTCCATTGCTTCTAGTGCTGCTTCTTGTCCGCGTCTTTTAAAGATGCGGAGCAGGTGTTGTACTTGGTTTTTAGCTTGTAAAGGGGTAATTTTATAACCTTGCTCTAAAGTTCGAATTATGTAATAGTGGTTGAGCCAGAACATATTGCTAATTGAAGCGACTTCATCATCGTCAGCATATTTTCTTTCCAGAGTGTTAACTAGCATTTTTCCGCTACTTTTTGAAAACCCTACCTTAGTGAAGATTGGCTGTTCTTGTTGAAATGTGTTATAAAATTGGACCGCTATTGTTTTAAAATTATCAAAGTCGCTTTTATATGATTTATAATAGTAACGATCGAAAACGTTTTCAAGTGTAAAGTTAGAAATATATTTCTTCATAGGACTAGAGGACAGCCTCGCAATAAGCCGCCATGGCGCGTTTTTATCTACAGAGAAGCCGTGACGTGCAGCGTGGCGTACATAATCATCGAATAAAGGATCTTGCAAAAATTTGTTACTCTTGACTTCATCATCATCGTAGGAAAAATTCTCTCCGATCTCGACGGTCAAACCTGAAATGTTGACGGGACAGAGATTGCTTTTAATAAAGGCTGTTTTGGTTATTGGCAAGTCTGCAATGATGGTTCGCAAAAAGATAAAATAGTAATTTAAAAAATTCTTCAAACTACACATCTTGTTGCTTATTTGTTTTGTCGACGTAATGTAAGCAAAGAAAAGACTATAAAGCTCGTTTTGATGTTTGTGATATAGACTGTGGACTGATTCGAATCCTTTTTTAGGTGTAATGTTTACCAAATTAGAATTAAAATTTTTAATTCCATACTTGGCGCTCAGACCCAACAGGTAAGTACGATAAAGATTGCTGTAAGCGTATTCGATAAAATCGAGACCCATTATCAAGAGAGGAGAATCCATTTGTGTCAAGAACTCTTCTCGGGGAAAAATGGAGCAACCTTCAGTATTTACTTTCCCATAAAATGGACTATCATACCATGTGTCGCTAAGATTTAACTTATCATATTGCGCCATTGCCTCTTCTTTGTATAGGGCTCGCTCTTGCCAATTTGACACACTGCTTAATAAAGAACTACCTAAAAATTCATCGACTGCCATGTTTTTAATCCTCTATTTAATTACTTCACCATGCATGTTTTTTCAGCCTAGAAAGGGTTCATTTTGTCTTTGGCGTCTTTCAGCATGCCATCGAACTGTTCTTTTCCAGCCTCAAGGGCTTCTTTGACTTTCTTTTCCATGTCTTTGGGATTAAATGAAGCTTGCGTGACTGTTTCTCGGGACGCACTTTTGTCCGTCTTGCCTTCTAAAACAGTCTCATATCTTCCTGGGGCGATAATAGTATCAATCTTGGTAATATAGTAGTAACCCCCCAAGCCCGTCTGTTCAATAATATTAAAACCTTTTTGCTTCTTTTTGCCTGTCATGCCTAACGAAGTTCCAAGAACCGGATCTACAAAGAAAGTTTGACCGGTTTCAAAAAGCGTGTTTCCTACTAAAGTTACGTCTGCGTTAAATACACGAGGAATAATCATCTTCGCTTCAATTGTGCTTTGGTCTACGGCGTGTTTAAATTGTTTGGTGCCGCCGAGCAATAACGCAGTGGACATACCTTTTATCTGTTCTGATTTAAATTGAATCTTCTTCACCGGACCTAAATCACGACCCATGTAGAAATGATGAATATTCTGTTTTCTATCTTCCTTGGCGCTGTAAGTTCCTTCTGCAATTGCATGAGCACCGAGGAAACAAAATTGCACCATTGCTGACTTACCTTTTTTTGAAGCTGGGTTCGTTTTTTTTATCTGTGTTTCGTAACGCTTAAACATAGTGCGGAATCTAGCCTTGTTGTGGAACCGACCCATACCTTCCACGCGGGGCAAAGGTGGGGGGTTTACCTGGCTGGAGTTAACAGGCGATTTGATGAGTGGCTGAAATGACGAAATCAATTCAGCCATGTCGTTTCTGTAATCGTATTTTCCGCTTTTTGTAAATGGCACCATTAAGTCAAACCACGTAATTTCAGGTTTGGCGCGATCTAGCCCTTGTTGCGTGATGAAGCAAGTCTCATCAAAATATTTATAAAGAATATCTTTAAAAAATTGCAGTATAAAATCAGAAACCGTCATGTTGTAATTTTCAGTAGTCGCTATGTTATTTACAATAAATTCTCCCAAGAAATCCACCACAATCGGAAGATCACATAAGCTTACCCACGTAGGAGCGAACCCAGCGCCTTTGATAACAGGAATTTGTATGCTTCCTAGAATGAAGTGTATGTGTTTAAGATGAGGCATCCGGTACGGTCCCGACTTTTCTGGCGGTTCGATATGGTCGCCATAGTTTATCCAATTGTATTCTAAAAGAACATGAATTAAATCTCCAAAATAAATAAAATCAATAGGCCATTCTGGTCCATCCCAGGGCAGTTTCGCCCCAGTTTTTTTATTTGGATCAGGCTTTTTACCTCTCTTAAGAGCTTCTTTAATGGCGTTGAGCCGATTACGTGTGCGAGAATCGGGTCTTCTTCCTTCGTCTGCGAGGTGCTTTTTAAAGCGCCTGAACAAGGTCATATTTCTATAGGGATACCATCGGACGACTCTATTGTCACTTCTTTGTCCTAAAAAGGGCGCTGGGATATATACTCTGTGTACCATGCCTGCTTCGGTAAGTCTTCTCATGAACTTTTGCAACTGTTCGTTACGATATCTTGCCGATTGTTTTTCTTTCGCTGCCTTGATGAGCGCATCAATAGCTGTTTTGGCTTTCTCGTATTGCTCTATATCTTGAGCAGTTCTCGCATGGTTAGGATTAGCCTTCCATTTTTTTTCTATTCGATTGATTGTTTTCATGTGCTTTTGGTAATCTTTATTATCCTTAACTTCTTTAGCAATGATTCCAGATACCGGAAAAAGCTTATTCTCTTCTAGAGAATTTAGATGGTGTGAAAACGCTATGTATTTTACTGTTGCTTTAATCGCGCCAGTTTCCATAAATTCAAAATCTGTATCAGTAGGTGAGAGCTTGTAGGTGCGAGATAGTTTTTGTTCATTTAATTGTCTCAGCACACTTCCTTTACGTCGATTTTTTCCAAACGGCTCTGACCACATCCAACCAAGCTCCAACAGAATAGCATGAGATGGGCTGTTCAAGTCCACAAGACCTTGAGGGACCTCTGCTAAAAATTGATTAGGGACCGCAAAGAATAATTCGGCGGCGGAAGAATAAGGAACCTCACCTTGAATTTTATATTTATTTTTATCAAATGAGGGAGTTCTAGCTCCAAAGCTACGCTTCCCAAAAGGATAGGTCGCCTTAATAGATTTAATTTTATTTCCTTTACGATTAATTTCATAACGCGGCCAATTGACAAACATGTCTTCAATACTGTTGAAAAAATATTTTATCTCCACCTCTTTGGTCTCATTGATATTCCCAATCTCTTGTCCTCCTTGTTGGGAGAAGCGTATTTCTTGAATTCCGCCGCCGGGCTGGCGTCCTCCTGCTGCCGTTATACGCGCTACATCATAAGAGCCCAGGGCAACAGGGTCAAACAAGATAGGGACTTCGTAGGTGTTGCGATACAGAACCTTTCCTGTTTGGTCTCCGGTAGAAGCATTGCCGTATTGATCTACATCTGTATCATACACAACTCTTTCTTTAAAAAGACGAATTTTTGGTTGTAGTTGAGCCAAATCTTTAGAAGACAGGTTTAAGAAAGCTGTGGTTGATTCTGGCTTGAAGCCAATTAAGTTAGCAAAGTTGGAACTTGGACCCTTAACATTGGTAAACAAGTAATGGGTTCTAAACTTATTGGCAACCTTGTCTACTTGGTGAATTTTAGCAAAAACATCGGCAGTGTTCAAAAGAAAGCACTGCATGTTATCTAGTACGACATTTTCTCGGTCTTCTGAAACTCTGGGATCGTCGGGCGATAAAGCATCGTTGGCTTTTTTAATAGCTTCAATTTCAGCTTCAAACTCAGCAAATGAAAAGACAGCCCGGTATATAGTAGAAACCAAAATTTTATAGAAATTAGAGACAGTACACTCATCCCAGCCGTGTCCTTTTCGTCTCTTTCCATATTTACTAGCAATGAATGAATCATTTATATCGCCATCTTTAAAAGGAAGCCAATTTCTGCCTTGATCATCACCATAGCTAAAGATTCCTTCCATAAACATAGACAAGAAATAAGAAGTAAGTCGCATGGTTTGAAGAAAGAAATAATTCCACTCTACCTCAAAAATAGGCAGCAAACGGCGTCCTTCATCTAGTCCTGCGGGAGGCAGTAAACCGGCGTTAGGTCCTTTCGTGGCGACCTGGGAGCCGACGCCGCCTTGGTCGCGGGTGTTCCACTCTAACCACGAGACATACTCAATATTATAGAGACTATCTACAAGTTCCCACTTGGTCCACTCAAAGCTCAAGCTTGGAGTAATAGAGAATCGCAACTGTCTAGAAAAGATAGGATCGAAATTATAAAATCCATTTAACATAGCCATGAAACGAGGGGCTGTCAATCGTACCTTCCTGCGGTCAGAGTTCCCCTCCCCGTGATACCACATAGAGGACATCCAACCGAACATATTATAATTTTTGTGTCTACCGATGGCTCGTCCCCAGGCGCTTCCCTTTTGGAGAAGTGTTTGCATCTGAGTTAGTGGATTCGTTTGTTTTTGTCCTCTAACGGTTATACCACCTTCATTGTCCCATGCCTCTTTCCCTTCGGATACATCTTTGGCAGAATCTTGGTCCCAAGAATAAAGTTGAGCAACTTTTCCACCGTGTTCGTTGTCTGTGTTATCGTTAGACATCCACTTGGCGTACCCTAGTCGTCCGTCATTATATTTATGAGGAGACCAAATAATAGAATCGTCGGTAAAAGTAGTGGCTTCCCATGCGTCTGCTTTTTTGCACTTGTTAAGAAGAGCCTGAGAGGGTTGTAAAGCAGGATAGCGTCCTGGCTCAAGCAATGTAAACCACGCAACTTCATGCATAGATGTCTGCACAATCTCAGGGTCCATAGCAGAAGCCACCCAAAGCTGCTGCCGTGACCGAGAGTTAAGTATTTTTTTATGTTCGCTGAGCCCTACTGCGTAGTTACCTGGGTCCATAATCTTCTCGGTGAGTGCCTTATTGTTTTCATCTAATATGTATCTTTCCTCTTCGATATTGCTCCATTGTGGAATTCTTTCGTCCCAGGGGTTCATGTTGTGCATAGCGCCGCCGCCAGAATATCCAAAATTTCTATAGCGCCAACCATCGGTAGTAGAGTACGTTTTGTCTAAATAGGGTGAATAATAATCCTTGGGCTTTTTTAGGTTAGCAGGAAAGATCAACCTTGTTCCGTCATCGCCACTGTCCGTATACATAGAAATCATATCATCAAAGTCGTTGAAGAGCTTAGTATCTCGCCAGGTGTGCTGTCTGACGGGGAACCCAGGATAAGCGCGACCATATTGTGATCTAGCTACGTCCATGTCTGCCAGTTTTATCCCCAAGCTTCTAGCGATTTTATCCGCTCTGTCTTCCGCGTCTTTATACAACAGGTTTATTCTATCAGGAAAGTTGCTTGCCCGGTTCCAATAAAAACCGTTAGGCGTCAGGTGTCCGACTTGTTCATTGAGCCATTTCGGGGCTCTTCTAACTATTGAAAAGTCTTTTTGACCTACAGTATCTAAGCGATGCCTTTCAAAATAAGCACAAATGCGGAAGCTTCCATATGTACGATAAACATTACCATTGCTTTGCAATTTGCTTTTAAGAGCACTAGTAAAACCTTCTGCACTTAGGGAGGAATCATTAGTGGCAAGAGCGTTTTTTATCTCTGAACCACGCAATCCATTTTCTCGCCAATATACGCCTACTGCTGGCACTGTGTTGTTGGGAGTTTTAGTAGGGGGTGGAATAATTAAATTAGAAGGAAGTTTTTCGCCTGTTTTGGAATTAGTCCATCGTCGGGCGTCGGATACGGAATGAATACTAGCATCGCTTTCTGTCATGCCTCCGCCGAAAACTTTAGCTAATTGTATGCCGTCTTTGGGTGTGCGTTCCCACTCGGTTTCCCATAATATCCTTAGTTTTCTTTTTATCTCTTTCTCGTCACCTGCATCAATATCTTTTTTCAAATGATACCACAACAAGTAATATGCCCACGATATGGATCTGTGGAGATCAAATTGCTCTTGACCGTTCCCTTCGAAGACGGTTTTGAAAAGATTTCTCATATCACTCGCATCGAAACCGGGGATAGATGGGACTGGCGCAGTAGCGGTTCCTTTGGCTCCTGGTATATCTCCTATCGTCACCTTTAGATTTGGATCGTCCAAAAATAATGAACCTACAACTTTTTTAAATATTTCTTTTGATTTCTCTGCTTCTTTAATGGGATCGTTTTTTCCAGAAAAATCTATCACCTTTGAGGCAGGTTTTTGAAACAAGTAAGTAGCCGGATCGTTCAAGTACAATCGCATAAATTGTTCTATCTTGGGAGCTTTTCTAATGTTAAAAGGTGCCATTATATCTCGTTTTAGTCAGTAATATCTATGAGTTGCAAGACTTGTAAATAATTAGTAGGGATATAAACTTCGTCCCCTGGTCTAAAGTGTTGATCGGTAGGGCGATTATTAAACATCGCTATAAGCCACCATGCGTCTGCTCTACCATAATACTGGTGGGCAAGTTTAAACAGACGATCTCCAAGTTGCCACGTATAGACATCAATATCTAATAAATCATAATCTTCGGGCTCAATATGTTCCAGAATAGGGGTTTTAAACTGCACAATGAAGTCTCTTTTTTTCTTTTTTAAGATATTCCTGTATTCTACAGTATCATTAACAAATTTATTTCTTAAGTTGTTTCTTCGCATATGAGTGAATCCTTAGTACTTGTTCTTTTCCCATTCGACATTGGGGTCCATTACTTGTTTGATGTATTGTCTTTGCAGCGCTTTAATAACTTTTCTTCCCTCTTCGTAATCTCGCAAAGCTGAAACAGGCACCCTCGGGTCTTCCACGCCCTTCTTGGGATTTAGCGGGTCTGCATAATAACCACTATTCTTAAGAGCATTGGCTAGGTTCTCGGTAATTATGTAGCCTTCGGCAGTAGTATTGGAGCTTTTTTGAGGGTTCGTAATGACCATGTATTTCCCTTTGTTTTTCCCTTTCTCAACGCGGGTTATAGTTAGCCCTACGCTATCCACTCCCAGTCTATAGATTGGCTGCTCTAAGCCGGCGATGTCGCCCATACCACGATCTGCTATGCCCCCTTGGTCGCTCCACTTGCGCTGATTATAAGGAAAGTGGCGCACCGCCTTTTTGTGAGTTGTACCAGCGGTGTGTTCGTGGAAAGGAGTTAAAGAAAAGCTAGCTCTTGTTACCATAGGCGCTAAGGAGCCGAGTACAGAAACGTTAGCTTCTAAGTCTGGAGTGTACTCAAATGAATCTATTCTACATGTTAAGCCTGAACGCTTTGCGGTTCCATAGTTTTGTCTTCCGCCTGTAATTAAATTTCCCCATTTTACCTTCCACAGAGGCGCAGTCTTTAAAAGCTTGATTCCATTGATACGTGTATAATCAGGATACATCCCTGATGCTATCAGTTGACATCTAGCGAGAATTTCCTCTGCTTCAACGAAAGAATAGGCAGGCAACACACAAGAGAGAGATATGTTTCTACGTGTGTTAGCGAAGATTGCCATAGGATCTTGTTTACCATAAACGTCATCATCAGTCCAGTTAGACGTATAACTGTCAGAAAAGTCCTCAACGCCGCCGACAAAAGTAAACTCTGTGCCTCTGGTGATGTCATAAAAGCGCAGCTTGTGAAGTCCATTGTTGTTATAAAGACGCCTCTTCCAAATACCAAAAGAATCATTATAATCCATGAAGTCAGGTTTTATTTTTTTAGGCATTAGTTAGGTTTCCTTAATTGTTCTTTATTCTTACGTCTCACCCATCGACCCATTTCGTAGTCATCTAGCTTGATAACGATATCTTTAGGCATTGCAGCAAGCAACATTTTTTGTGTTTTAGTATTGAATGCGTTTATCATGTTTTCTATAGCCTTGGCAGTATCTTCTGCGCCACCGAATCTTAACTCATGAATCAAAGCTCGTGCTTCTTTTATTCCTTCTACGCTTGTAGTGGTAAACTTCGTCATCGACTCAATGACTTCCACTTTGCCAACCTTTCTATTCAATTGGTTCATGTTGGCAATCCACTTAGAGATGTTCTCAATGTCTTCCTTAGAGTCCGAAGCAGCACTTGCAAAGTCTTTAATACCTTGAGCCCATAAGAAAAATGGGTTGCGATTTTTTGCAACAACAGCAGCCATGCTTTTAAATGTTACAGCTACGGCGTTAAGATTATTTGAAGAGAAAAGGTTAAATGCAACAGCCAAAGCTCCGACTCCGATGGCGACAGCGCCGGCACCTAATAGCGTAGGCAACGCCACTTTCCCCAACATTGCAAACGCAAATCCCAGCGCCGTGACGGCGAGGGCTAAGTCCATAATAGGAACACCAGCTTTGATAGCTACCTTCATAAAATCAATCAATTCCACAACCACAACAGCAATAGCAACTGCGATAATAGTCATAGGAATGATAAAGCCCATTGAGGCTCTAGATAGCGCCGCCATTGCGGGAGTCGCGGCGGTGGCGGCGACGGCAAGACCGCCCGTTGCTGTTGTCAGCGCTTTGGTTCCTATAGCAGCTAAAGGCGTAAGTTTTATTAACTTACCTATCACTTTAAAGATGCCTCCGAAGGCAAGCGAAATAAGACTCAGACCCAGAGAAATCAAAATAATTACACCTGCAAACTCCATAAATTCGGTAGAAACATTCTCCGCCAAATATGTTGTAACTTCTCTGAGCATATCAATTAAGGGAAACAAGAAAATAACAAATTGTTCCATAGCTGCGGACAACACCGTCAAAGGAGGGGTGGCATTTTCAGCAAGTTCGGCTAATTTCTCTTGAGTAAGACCCCTGGCATTAAGCTGCTTTTGACTTTCGGTAAGCTCTTTAGTTTGGTTATTTACCATACGCATCATTTCCCCAACATCTCTATATCCCAGATGTTGGGCAATCAAAATTTTATTATGACGGGCTTCAGCCGATTCTAGATTCATAGTCTTTTTGACGGCATCTAATATCATGCGACTACGTTCCTCAAGAGGAGCACGCATGACTTTCATTGCATCTAGAGCGTTACGCCCTAATAAAGTATTAAGACGAGCTATTCTAGGTACGGCATCTTCTAGGAAATCAAAATTCTTACCTACAGATGCGACAGTATCTATAGACACACCTGCTGTATCAGCTGCTTTAGCTAGTTTTTTAAATTCTTCTACGCCGCGAGCACCAAACTCAGCAATAACACCTTCCATGCGAGTAAGATCTTTCATCACTTCACCGGCAGACTTTTTAAGCTGTTTACTAAAGCTTGCCATTTCTCTAGTAAGCGCTTGCGCTTCAGGGACAGTTTTCCCCAAAGCCAGCTGAGCAAACTCTATTGTTTGTCCAAATGTTTTTCCATCTACACCAAATCTCTTAAGTATGTTGGCTGTTTGGACTAGTTCTTCTTGAGTGGCTTTATTAAGATGTTTAAAACTTGCCAATGAAGTATATAAGTCAGTGAAAGTCTTGGTGTTTTCAATGATTCCTACTCCAAGAGTTGCTTGGGCTCTGGCAACTTTTACAATGCTTCCTCTATAGTCCTCTTGCCTTTCCATTGTTTGACCCGTAAAATCAGCGAAAGCGCTGGAGGCTTTACCGACCATCTGAGTCGTTTGTTGTTCAATATTACCTACAAAAGTTCCAATAATTTGTTTTGGAGACAAGCGCTTTGCCAAGGTCTTTCCAATTTCATCAAATGCTCTACGAAGACCGCCGGCTTGAAAAGCAGCGTTAACAAGACCTCCACTAAAGGTTTTTAAGTAAGAGTCATTGAGTTGAAGTTTGCCAAGCCACGTATCAAACTGCTCACCTACATTTCCAGCGGCTTTCTTCGCTTCCTTAAGAAGAGCAATTTTCTTTTCCAAGGCGGCGGCGGTTTTCGCAAATGCCGCTGCTTGTGCGAGCATTCGTTGGCGCTGTTCATCTGTGAGATCTTTCTCAGTGGCTAGTCTTTCAAGAAGCTTATCCATCTGATCCGTTTGAGCTTTGATCTCGTGTTTAAGTTGCCTTATTCTTAGGAGATCAGCGGCTTCTTGCTTTTCAAAGTAACCAATCTCATCATCCATCAAGTCTAATAAAGTTTGACGCAGCGCGATCTCTTCTTTTATTTGTTCGTTAGATTTCGTCTGTCTTTTAAGTTTTGCGTCTAAGAGTTTATTAAACTCTTCTTGACTCATAGTACTGTTGTCGTCATCACCGTTTGCCATTTAACTCTACCCCTTTTATTTAAATGGCCATTTTAATTTTGTTGTCCTTTCAAAATTTTTGATGGCGTCGTCGAGCAAATACTTACTATCGTAAGTCCGAGGATCATTTAAGCCGTAGCGCTTGTAAGCCTGCATATATCGCCGCTCGCCAGTCAATGCGTTCATGAACGAATCTACTTCGCGGCGTGTGCCTTTTATCTTAGAAGGAAAGAAAATGTTTTCGCCAAAGGTCCATGCAATCATTTGTTTGATACCTGTACCAATGGCTCCTAAATAAGTTTCAGTTATCTCGCCTTTTCGATTAGCTCCTAAGTCTAAAACTTGCGAAACTAGCTCATTGTCGCTTTTCATAATAAACAAACCTCTCTATTGATAAATAGTTATTTAATAAAATAATGCCTTTGGAGACTTTTGTCTCCAAAGGCATGCGTCTAGTGATTCTTCCTCTGAGCTTTTTCTATTTGATCTTTTTCATCTTGGAACTGTTTAGCCAAACGCCTTAAGAACCACTTTCTCAATACCATCGGCAAATTATAAGCCTCAATGAAGCTCCAGTTACCGTGATGTTTTAGCTGAAAAAGCTCCTCATATACCATTTCAGTATATTGGTCACTTAGGCCAAAAAAACTCCGCAGTAAGCGGAACCTCCACCTCATCATTGTAATCGCAGGCTGAGCAGGTAAAATCATGCTTCATGTTGATATTAGGAACCAGGGCAGCATATGCATTTCTCAAATATTTAGAATCAAATGCTGGTACAAAATTAATAAATTGATCAATTTCGGCGGGGTTTTCTCTTCCATTCACTGCAACAATCATTTGCTTTAATTGTTCAGTCAATTGGCTTTCATCAAGCTTGTGTTTTTTTCTTTTTTCAATAGCAGAAGCGATCATTTTCTCATCTCTACCAGTTAACAACTTTACAGTTACATTTAAATCTGTCTTTGGAAGGTTAATGACGAAAGTGCCGTCTTCGTTTGCTGTAATGTTGTATGGAGAATCCTCAAAGGTCGTTCTAGAGGAATCCATTACGGCGGATAGGTCTACTGCCCAATCGTTAGGAGTATAGCATGAAGGACAAGTAAGCTTAGCTGCGTACTCTTCTCCATATCCTGTGATTCTGGCTGCAACCAAAATTGCGTTGCGGTCGCCGCTAAGTAAGTTTTGAGGGTCAATACTTTTATCCAAAATGATACTTCTGAGCAATCTTTCGATTGTAAGCCCTTTCTTTAACAGACTAGGAGAAGTTAAGATATCCTCTTCTTTCGCGGTCATATATTTAATCTCAATTGTTTCCGCGTTATGAAGAGGGTGATTCTCGGGATAATATTTCCCACCTGAAGGTAGCTCAACGTGCTCGGTTGGGACCGAAAAGCTAAGTGGTTGAGAAGTGGTGTCCATGGGGACATTAGACAAAGGTGCATCTGCACCGCCGGGGGACTTATCGTCTCCCCCAAGACGGTCCATATTGTTTCTAGACATTGTTACCTCTTATTGTGTGATTATTATTTCTTTGGAGTAGAAGCTGTTTTAGTTGGAACTCCTGCTGTAAGTGTAGCAAAATCATACCTGACTGTTAAGGTAATTTCTACCATATCTTCACTTTCGTAATTCAAATCACCAAATTTAATATCTTTAATCCATGGATTAATAAGAGTCCAGGTTTCCACTATGTCATTACGATCTTGCCCTAATTGCTTAAGAAAAATTTGCCCACCGAGTGCCTTGACAGCGTTGCGCTTCGTGATAGTGCTAGTTGCCGAAAGAGGATCGGTAGGGTTGTAATAACCGGATTCTTGCAGAGATTGCATCAATGCCAGCGAGCTGTCATTTTCGCGGGCAGGGTCCACTAAAACAATGTCAATTGTTTGCCATTCCACTCTTCCTGGGTAAAAGAAAGTGTGATTAACAAACCTATGAGGAGTTTCACCTACCGTAAAGCTTGGCTTATTTGCTGATTTAGCATACCAATCGTGTAATTTATTATGCTTGGTTCCGAAAGTTACGAGCCATCTAAATGATCGCTTCGGATCAACCATTGCGTTTCCTTGTCCTCCCCAAAATGCCATTTTTATTTTCTCCTTATGTGTAAATAGTTATGAAAGTAGTTTTTAGTCTTCGAATGAAGCTCCCGTGTTCGTAATATTGAAATCAATTGCAATATATTCAATCGCACGGGCAGGTTTGAGGAAAATCTTAGCGTATAAGATATTTCGGTCAATTAACTCAGGGGTTGTGGTTGTTTCATCAAGAACAACCTTAAAGTCCGTTAAGCCGAAATCCGATTGAATAGAACTGAGGAAAGGATTGACGGCTGCGAGGAATCCATCCCAAGTAGCCTGTACATTCTGTTCAAAAAGAATGTTATTGGCAATTCGGGAAATTTGCTTCTTCACAAAAATCATCAATCTGCGGACGTTAATTCTGTCCAAGGCAGAGGGGGTAGCTTGAAGGGTCTTTTGACCAAAAATCACAATACCTTCTGCCGGGAATGAGGCGATAGGGTTAATATTCACCTCGTATAGCTTGTCTCTTTGCTTAGAGGTGAGCTTATCTCTCACCCCAACCACCGGAATACCCGCAGAACCTTCAGTGAGACCACCGCGATTGAATCCGGCTGGTGCAAACCAAAGTTTAGAGTCAGACTCTGAACTTGAGAAAGTTCCTAGCGCTGCGATTGAAGGTGGTGCCCAGAGAGTTATGTCGTTGATAGTATCTTGAATCTGAACCCAGGGATAGTATGCACAAGCATAACTACTGTCGAGTTGGCGATTCTTAAGAGTTGTAATACAGGTATTAACATTACCTCTTTGTGCGCCGCCGACTCCATAATCGACAGCAGGTACATATACATCTTGCAAGTCTACAACTGCCAGTGCATCTCCTCGGCTTTCACAGGTTTCAACCAAGTAGTTGGTGAGCTTTGTATTGGTAATACCAGGGAGTGAGGCTAGGTTGTATTCAACAACTTCTGGATCTGTAATAGAATCAATAGCCTTTTTGGTGCTGTAGTAAGCATAGCTGTTAGCTTCTGTTGCCGAGGTTGATAGAGCATCTGTATTGTTGAACGGCTCTTTTTCGTAAATATCCAACCCATCGGTTCCACCAAAGAGAGGGGATGTGAAAGAGTTGAATCCTAAATCTAACAACTTCTGCCAACTGCTGGAAATAGAGGTTACAGAAAGTCCATTAGCACGAGAACCTGAAACATAGATTGCATTAGGCGTAATATTGTCTCCCGTATAACCAGTGCCTACTGCGCCTGACACTCTCTGCGTGATATCATCAAGTGTAAAAATCCAACTATATTGTGTAGGACCGTCTTCAGCTACAGTAAAATCATCTTGTCCCGCTGGCTTGGGCAATACAACATCCAAGGTAGATTTTGCAAAAATACTTGGTGAAGTGGCTCCAAGAGAGCTGTCAAATCCCCAATAAACCGCAGATGGCGAATTGCTGTTTCCAGTAGAACTACTCACGCGAACATACGTTCTTGGGAATTCTAGAGTACCAGTAAGGGCATTCAACTTTGTCGAGCCAACAGACCAGTCCATTACTGGATCTACATCGTTAAGACTTATAAATGTTTCAGCGGCACCTGGGCCGGAAGCATATATCGGTTCACCGCCCATTGTGCCTCGTCCGCCGGCGTCAGGAAATGCAACATTTGTTACTGCCGTACTATAAACAGCCGCAGTTGTTAGTTCTCCAGAGAGATTGTCCAAGGTCTGGGCAAGTGCGCCGCTTCTAAACTGAATGGACTTCCACGTAGGAGGACCATACACACCAAACGGCAATCTTTCGCCATCGGTGGTTTTGTTAGCTACACCAGGATCTACCTCAACATAGACAAACTTAGATTGATTGGCATAATCTCCGTATTCGATGTATCGCTTGTTGGTGTTATCCCAAGTTTGGTAGCGGTCACCAATTTTTCTAGAGATGTAATTAGCCGAATCAGGATCTAAGCTCAAGTTATCAAATTGTTCAACAATCTGAACGGCTGAATCATTGTCATCAAGCCTTCTTAGTTGAATCGAAAAAGTACCATAAGGATAGTTGCTGTTAAAAGATTGTTTAATATTGGCAATAGATACTTTAAGGTTTTTTGAAGCCCATTCTCCTTTAGAGAGCGCCTTAAGTCTAAACAATTTAGGCATGTTTTGAGCTTGATAAGCATTTCCCGAGACCGGCGTAAGAGCATTTGGAATCTCCCCAGGTCGTGGTACAATATCTTGCGAGAAGAACCAACCTGTCTGAGCTGCTTGGGCTTGCTTTCGGAAATCTCCTTGTTCAATAGAAGAACCCGACAATTTAAGAGGCATGATAACGCCCCAATAGTCAGTCGGTCTGCTTACCACCCCGTTAGGCTGTCCATCTACGGCGAACGCACCAGAAACTATACGAACAGATTGGTCAATATGCTTTTCGAAGCTTTCTCCTAAGAATATATTAGAATAATCTGAAGTGATACGATTGTTAGTTTGAGGAGGAGAGGTGTTGAAAACATTTCTAATGTAATTATCGTCTGTTCTTGTTAGAGAGAAATTTACTTTTCCTTGGGAAGCGTTAGCGCTGTTAAAGATCTCTGCTGTAAAAGCTTTTTTGCCACTTTCACTGCTGACTAACACACCACAACTAGAAGTTCCAGCTCCTGCTGCTCCAGCACCTGCCAGAGAACCTGTCAAAGTGATGTATCCTTCGTTGCAATACCAAATTGCAGCAAGACCACCAGTCATTTGAGTTCGTCCTTTTAGTATCGGGTCGCCCGAGTCATCGACTTGAGCATCAGAGACTGAAGAAGAAGGAAGAATAAATAATCCGTATGCGCCGCCGCCATCGACTGCATTTCCGTTAAAGTCACCGTCTGTATCTCGTGTGAACCATCCGGCTGCTCCTGCGGTTTCTTTTTGTGGGTCTTCTTCCCCTAAAAGCCTAACAAACGTCAAAGGACTGTTATTTCTTAACCACGCTTGTGCTGCATAAACAGCATAGGTAGGACCAGTGATGGGACCATTTCGCCATGCATCACCAGTGTTAATTTGAGGGGTAGGGTTGCCGAAAGTATTAATAAAATCAGCAAATGATTCGACTGTTACAGGCTTCATGCCTGGTCCGCGCTGGGAGCGACCAATAACCACAGGTCCAATATCTGCGGGTTGTTCTGGTAATTGAGAATTGTCAATTTCAGAAACAAAAACTCCAGGGGATACAAATTTATATTTTTTAACGGACATTCTTTTTTCTCCTATTATAACAAGTGGTAAGAATATAATTTTATTCTCTTATAAATAGTTAGGCAAATTGCCAAAATACTTTTTAAGGTCTATAAAATGCTCCATCTGCACCATCCTCCGGGATGTCGCCTAAAACCACCCTTTCGCGTGGGAAGCGAACTTCTACGGCATTTTCTCTTTTAACTATTTTAGGAGACTCTTGATTCTTGTTTTCTCCTATCAAATAACCTAAAATGCGTATATTAATATTAGTAACAAATTTTCTTTCCTCTTGCTGAAGATTTTCTACTGTGTTTTCTACAGCAAAGTCTGACTCTATAAATCCTTCATATAGATGACCATTTCTCTTTAACTGAAAATAATTAATGCCTCCTGGTACAGTAATAAAGGGAGTTATAATATCATTCATTTGTTCTTGATATTCCGTAGTGATAGATACTGTATAATTCACAGTGATGTATACAGGTAATGGAACGGTATAGGTTGTATAAACGATCTTTTTATTTTGTTTCTGTGTTTTAAAGTTAATTTGCCCATATAATCTTTTAGAGTCTGCGTTAGCAAATTCAGATGTTTTTTTCTGCTGCAAGCGGCGGGCGATGGTTATAGAACCTCCCTTTGCATCCGCTACAGGTGGAATATTGCCGAAAACAGAACCTTTCTTAGACAAATCCTTGACGATAGAGTTTCTTTGGAGAGTCATCAGAGGATAGATTAAGGCTCCTGTTTCATTCCTCAAATCCTTATGGTCTTTGATTTGAGCAGCGCGTTCGGCAGCAACCCAAATAATAGGCACCTCTTTAAACCCTTGGTTAGTCCTGGTGCTGATCTTAAGGTCATTCTTGAGATAATCCAGCATTGCTGCATCGATATCTTCAATGGTAGAAGGCATTATTAATTCTTCACTTACATTAGGGTCTTTACTTGGCATCGAATAATCCTTTTCTCGATTTGATACAAGTGGCTGATATCTCTATGCTCTTGCCTGCTTGTCCAAATATTTCTCTTGGTTCGGATAAAGTTACAATTTCATAATAATCGTCGTCGTATAAAACAAAATCACCTTCGCGGACATACAAGTCTTGATCCTCTGTTAAACGACGTTTATGAAAGTGAGCAGTAATCGAATACATCTTATCAAGCCCAAGGCGATCTGTGGTTGTTTCCAGACCTCCCCATTCAATTAACGCATACACACGAATTGGGGAAAGAAAGTTTTTATTTATTGCCTCTCCGTATACAGGGTGATAATTTGTATGTTCATAGCTAATAGGATAATAGAGAATTTGTTGTCCAATGACGCGCTCTATTAATTCATCGTTAACTTGCTTAACTAAATTTCGCTCTTTCTCTCCAAGAAACATGGGAGGTGGAGGGTTTGTAGGTTGTTTCCATTTGTCTTTTGGCACAAGTTATCCTCCTATCCTTGGAAAATACCAACAGGTATCTTTTGCATGGTTTCAAGAGCTGTGGTACTGATATTGTTTTGTTTCTCGCTTAACTTTTCATATGTTAATTCATCAAGCACTGTTTTAAGCTCTTCTCGAAGCGCATCTTTCTCTGCCTGGGCTTGTGAAAGCAAGTCGCTTGCATTTAAAGTTACATCATTGCCGGGAATGGGAATTGTACCAAACTTGCCCCTTACCTGTCCAAGAGTCTCTTTTGAAATTGCAAGAGCAAACCTTCGAATCCATTGTTTACCAATAGAGTTAATGCTGTTGTACGGCAAATTAGAGAAGGGAAGTGTGTTCATGTTGTTTACACCGCTCATTCCATCTTCAGCAGAAGCAGATTCGGTCCAAGGATCATCTTTAACGGTAAATTCAATCCAATATTTTACGGGATCTCCTGATTCAGGAGTAGGAAAGAGTTTCAATCTGTTGTTCTGAATTTCATAAGAGTATTGTGATGTTCTTGTGTAAATCGCATCCTCATACGCCATTGCTTGAAGTTTATTTTGCCACACAGGCACAATTTCAAATTGTGAATCGTCCGCATATTGTCCATAAGTAGACATATTTCCGACAGTGTTTAACCCTCCATAGTAACTATAGAAGCGCCACATCGCATACGGAGTGCGATAATATACCTTGCGGATGGTGACTTTTTTATTTCCCACTTCTTGATAAAATAACGAACCGGCTTCTGTAGCTGATTGATTCTCTAAGATACTCTGAAGGTCATAATCTTGCTGATCAGGGACGGTATCAAAGGAAGCAGAATAGATTGGCGTAGAACCCCCAATATTCGCCTCTGTAGACGTTCCGTCGCCAACTCTAAGGGCATACCCAAAAGAAAAGCGAGGATACTGTAGAGAGGCAGTAGTGCCTAGAAGAGGGGAATCTGATGTTTGCTCTCCATCTTGGTTAAAAGTACCAGTTGGAGCACCCAGAACATTAGGAAGGGTGTTTTTAGCTTGGTGGATATTCACCAAGTATGAATACTCTAAGACAGCATCTTCATAGTGAGAATATACGTCTTTCTCTGTAAGCTCGATATCTAATATTGCACCTCCGAGCTTACGATAAGTATATGTTACTTGATCTGATGCTCCTGAGATAAAGTTAATATCGTAAAGATCAGAGGTATCATCCACATACACGCCAAGTGCATAAAGAGAGCCACTAGCTGCCGTATCAGTGTTGCCAGTTGCCGGCAAAATAACCGTAGATGTCTGGCTTGCGGGAGTTAAAACAGGAACTGCCATTAATATTATTCTCCTATATCAGAGTAAATAGTATAGCAAACCACATAAAGATAAAAAACCCCGGTTTATCAAGAAGACTTATTTACGAGTTTTCTTTGTACCTGTTCGAGGCGTTGTTCTTTTTGTCGTCGTCGTGGCTTTAGTGCCTGTAGTTTTTGGCTTCTTGGTTGTTGTCGTTGTTTTGGTCGTAGTTGTAGTAGAAGTTGTTGTAGTTTCAACTGGTTCCGGTGTAGCAATAACAACTGGCTCGGGAGTTGGAGTGACGACAGTTTCAGGGATTGTAGTAACAACATCTTCCGTGGTTGTTGTGGTGTCTGTCGTTGTTCCCCATTTGTTTGACGGATGATTGATAAATTTTGGTGAATGCATTCTGCGTCGTTTCTTGCCCATAATAAGCTCCTTTTGATAAGGTAAATAGTTATTAATAAAGCAAAAAACAAAAAAAAACCCCCTTCCGAAGAAGGGGGATAAATATAGATTTATATTTTATAGATTACGAGACAGATGGTGTATCGTTTAGCCATCCTTTGACATACCAGTTGGTGCCATCAGAGATAAACGTTAAGCAATCTCCAACCGCAGCGTTTTGTAGCGTGATTGACGATGCAGCATTGACTGCTGATCGATCAACATTAGTATCGCTAGAATCGTTTTGATTATCATAAATTCCACCATAAATAAGGCTGTCTCCACCGTTAACAACGTGATTAAATGCTGTAAAAGCAAAAACCTCAAATTCGGCTCCTGCTTGAACTGCGGGCAATGTGATGGTAGAAGCGTCAGCTCCAGCCATAACTACCAATGCACCCGAGTCTTTGGATGTGAGCGCCTGTGATGCGCCAGCGCCTGTTAGTCTAATGACCTGTCTTTCGGCACCTTGAATAGTTGAACCATTCATTTGCAAGTCTCTTTTTAAATTTTCAATTAATGCTTGGGTCCGTGCCAAGCCTACTCTTTTCGATCCCATAGTTTAAAATCCTCCCTTGGTTTTTCCATTTATAATCGTATTAAAAACTGTATGGTGTAGGTTTCCCCTACCATGTAAGTAGCTCTATTACAGCTGAATGGGATGTTTATTTTGCATAAAAAAACCCCGGCTGAATCAACAACCGGGGCTCTTTTTACGAAACGCTTTAACTATTAGCTAGTTGCGCCTGCGCCTCCGAGGAGATCGCGGACAATAACCAATCCGTACATATCAGGACGGACCATCTTCTTCGCGTATCGAGTCATCACGCCTTTACGGGGCACGAAGTCTTCAGTACCGAAGATAGTCGGTGTGACCTGAAGTGGCACGTATGGAGCGTAGACATATCCAGACTCAAGGAATCCAGAACCTCTGCGACCAACAAGAACAACGTTACGTGGGAAGTATGGGTCAACATGGACGTCCCATTTGTTATTCAATGTACCAACTTTAACAGTACCAGCTTGACCTTTCTTATCATCAGCAGTCACAGTGGCGCGGAAGCCAGCGGTGAATTCCATGATATTGGCAACTTCAGGGGAAGTAACGAGGAAGTTAGCTCCGCCGCGAAGCGTCTTGCGGTGAATCTGAGCACTTACGTCATTGACGGTTTCGAGAAGTGTCTCGTACCATTCGCTGACAGTACCAGTGAAGTCAGGAGCAGCCGAGGCAGCGCCGATTTCTTTACCAGTATCTTTTCTTACGAAGAGACCCGGTGAACGACTCCAGTAGTAAGTACCAGCCTTGGCACCTTTAATAAGGTCCTCAAGGATTTCCTGGTCGATTTCAAGAGCGATTTGCTCCGAAAGGATGCTTGTAAGCTCAACTTCAGCGTCGAGATTATGGTAAGCATTCAAGTCTTGACCAAGTTCTGGTGTCCACTTAGCCTTGAGCTTCTTCGTCATAGCGGTAACCGCGACCGAATCGACTTTGATATCGATTTCAGGGAGGTTTCCGTTATTTTCAAGTTCCCAGGCAGTCGCACCAACAACCGAACCAAGGGCTCCGCCATCGACGAAGTTATCATCAATTGGGAATCCAAGACCGAGACCAGTGACATTTGTTCCACCTGTAAGCTCGTGCAGAAGTCCACCGTTATTTCCGAAGAGACCATTTGCTGTAGTTGCTTCAAACACCAAAAGAGCTTCCCAGTTACCGTTACCAGGCGTTTCGCCTGTAGAACCGGTAGAAATTTGACTTAAGCGTCGAACAAGGCGACCCTGGTCTAAAGTTCCGGTAGTACACAGAGCAACAAGGTCATTAGTATTAAACTGAGCAAGACCAGTAGAACCTGTGACAGAAATAACAGCAACAGAAGAGCCAGACAAATCAGGATCAAAACGAACCCACTCGTCCAGCTGAGCTTGTGTTGGTTGGAGTCCTGCGCCGACCGCAACATCTGTACGTCCAACTGCACCCCATCCAACGAGAGCGCCAGCTCTTTCACGGATATTCTCTTCAGAACTAGCTGTAGCAGCAGCATAACCATTGTTCAAGTTGTAAGGACCCTTAGAGGCGTTATCACCTGTGAGAATCACACCACCTGTAATTTGCTGTGCGACAACTCCACCGCCGAAGAGCGACTCGCCGGCACCATAGCCGAGCTTGTCGAAGCGTGTTGTGAAGTCCAAGAAGAAAATGAGACCCGAAGGGAGACTCATAGGTTGGACACTAACAAGATCATTAGCGATAAGACCGCCGAATACACGACGAACGATTGGGAAAGCTACCGAAGCAAAACCTTCCACATCTCCACCAGCCATGGTGGATGTTTCTTTAAGCAACTGAGCTGCTTGATTTTCTAGAAGACGAGCCATTCCTTGACGCTTGTTCTCGTTATCTAATCCTTCAAGAAGTCCGGTGCGCTCCCACTTTTCGAGGAGGGCATCTCCTTCTTGCTGAAGGTTGCGTGTTTGAATGCCTTCAGTAAGTTTTTGTAAAACAGACATTTTTTAAATTCTCCTTATATATTTTAGTTTGTTTTATAGACCTGCTAAAATTTTCCATCGGTCAGTTGCAGGGGAAGTTTTATCTTTCTTGCTTTCTGACTTAGGTAAATAAGTTGAAGAATTTCTTGTAACTGCTTCGCTCAGTGATTGTGGCTGTTTTACATTAGCAGAAGTGCCCACTGCGCTTTGAAGAGTCTCAAAGATAATCTTTGCTTCTTCAACAGAACCGGCTTTAGACAACGCTTCGACAATTTTAATCTTTTGTCGCTCATTCAAGGAGGTGTTTGTTAAAACCTTGTTCGTATATAACAATCGTGCATTAGCAGTAGCAGTTTCTTTCAAAACTCCATGCACCTTGTTAAGTGTTTCGTTTAGTTTTTTATTTCGTGCTTTGAGTTCTTTATTCTCATTTGTAGCTTCTTTTGTTTTTTCAATTTCTTTTCTAAGAGTTTCTTGATACTCTTCTGTACCAGCTTCAGCGGGCTTAGATTCTGACCAACCTGCTTTTGGAAGAGGATCTGCAATGTCTACTGTAACTTCTTCTGTAAGATCTGCAAGAACTTCGGAAACAATGTCAGCAATATTATCTTCGGAGATTTCAACTTCTGCTTCTATTGTCTCTTCGTTTACTTCCTTTTCTTTTGCAGCTTTTTTCATCGGCTCTTCTTTATCTCCATCTTTATCAAGATCTAAAAAATCCGGTTTTGATTCTTCTTCGAGTTCTTCCTCTGTTTCTAGGAGAGATTCCAAAGCAGCTTCATCAAGTTCAATTTCTTCATCCATTGATTCATCATCTTCTGGTACGATTTCTTCCGCGACTTCTTCTCTGTCTAACATCTCAGAAACATCTAGACCTTCGTCTTCTTCTTCATTCTTCATGGCATCTAGAAGATCTGTAAGATCAAGAACAACTTCTTCTTTGTCTTCCTTGTCAGGACACGGACAGTCATCATCATGCTCATGGTCGTCATCTGCGGCTGCGTGTTGTACTTGGTCAAGTACGTCTGTTGGCTTTTCGTCTTCTTCCTCTTCTTCGTTAAGAGTGGTTGTGTTTAAAATCTCTTCTACTGCTTCTTTAATTTGGGTAGAATACTTTTCGATAACGG